GAGGCCAAACTTACCAATCATTTGATACATTGCATCTTTTGATGCTTTGTTCTGTAAGTCTACAGCTGTTGATCTTTCTAAAGCAGCCATTGCTAAATTGTGATTTCTATTAGCTGTATTTTCTGAAGAAGTATTTACCCAAGATGCTTCATCTCTCCACTGTTGCCATAATGATGATAGTGCCCAGTTAGACAAATTAAGTAAGTTCTGTGCATTAGCTTGATTAGCTGCATTCACTGCGGCAGTGTTAGCAGTATTAACTGCTCTTCTCCAAACTACATTTGATTGATCTATTTCTCTTTGGTTTTGTACGTTAAATTGTTCTCTTTGATTTTGTAATTGTGCATTAAATCTATTTATAACATCCTGTCTTTTAGCATTAGCTTCATTGACAGCTATTTGATTTTGTGCATTTGCTGCATTAATTTTTGTTCTTTCTGCTTCTGCAAATTTATTCATAGCATCTATTCTATTTGCATTTTGATCTTGAATAGATACATTTAATTTTTCGTAAAATTGATTTACTTGATTTTGACTAGTAGCATTAAATTGTGCTGCAGCATTTGAAGCAGCTTGATCTGATAATAAAAAGTTTTGCCTAGTATTTAAATTTGCTAAATTAGCTTGCTGTTTATTAGACAAGTTAGCCATATCTAATTGTAGATATGATCTAGCATTTGTAATAGCTGCCTGTTGATTATTAGACAGATTCTGGAATATCATCTGCTTATAGCTATCAGCATCTGCTTTTGCTATAGGTATAGCAGCATTCATAATACCTTCAGCTAATGCTTCAGCTGCCATTGAACTAGCACTTAGTCCTCTATTTGCTAATGCAGCCTCAGTAGCTTTTGCAGCACCTCTAGCCCATACAGGTAATGGATTACCTGATGCTAATGCTGTTTCAACTTCTTTTTGTAAAGTTCCAAGTTGTCCTTTTACAGTTGCATCAGCTGTTATAGTTCCTGTTGCAGCAACCCCAGCCTGTGTCCCAGCTAAACCAGCAGTTGGTCCTGCTATAGTTGGAGCAGCAGCAGTGGTAGGTGTCGCAGCAGTAACTTGTCCAGTTACACCAGAAGTAGTCATCAACTCTTGACTTTGTACGTTCTGTAACTGTGGATTTAAAGTTGTACCTGTAGGTAGACTAGGTTTACCTGCAGCTAAACTTTCTATTAATGCAGTTGCTTTTTGACTACCAGTTTGTTCTTTTTGTACAGCTGTTAATGCACCTTTTTGTAATTGTATATTACTAGGTGATGTTACAGTTTTAGTTTTAGTAGTAGTTGACATTATCTCCCTTGTCTATTATATTTTTTTTGCATACGCTTTTCTTGTTTATTTTTATTTTTTTTATGTACTCGTGGTCTTTTCTTTGGCTTTGGTCTTTCAACGTATGCTTTGAACTTCCGAGCCATTACTCAGGTTTAGTAGGCCACACAGCGTTTTCACATTTTTCAACAGTATCTTTATCTGCTGGAAAATCTCTAAGCTCTTGTCTATATGTTTTCATGTCATCAGACATTGTAACATCAGACAAAGCATAAAAATCAGTTTGAGCTAGCAGTTGGTTTCTTCTAGATCTAAGGTTATCTTGTGCTCTTCCTAGAGCACCATCTGCCCATGCTTTCTCTTCAGCATCTCTAGCTGCTTCTTCAGCTGCCGTAAACTGAACTCTGTTTCCGTTTATGTTATGATATCTTGGCATTGTTTTTTCTCCTTATTATAAAATTCCGTATAAGCAAATATCTCCAGCATCTATGTTTCCTGAACTCATTGTAAATTGTATTGCTGTTAGAGCTGATGTGGTATTAAAATAACCAGCTTTATAACTATCAACTGCATAATCACCATTTGCATAAGTAGCACATCTTGATATAAAATGTTTTGTAAAAGTTGTAGATGAAGGATTAAATATTTGTAAAAATCCAGTCATACATGCATCATCGTCATTTTTTGTATCATTACCTAAAAAAATACTTGCAGTAGATTGTGCCTCATCTGTTCCAGCTTCGTAAGCTAATGCTGCTGTACTACCACCCTCATTATGATATGCATTAAACATAGTTGATGTTTTAACTACATCATAAGAATGTGATGATGTATCATCTGAAGCATTAAATTTTAATCTAGTAGCGTTAGCAGATGGATGTATATCTTTAAATGTAAACACATATTGTTTATAAGTAGAATCAAACACAACATCAGAACTACCGTTAACAAAATTTAAATTACTACTAGAACTAGCTGTTAACTTTTTAATAAACACCATAGATCCAGTATCTAAAGACCCAAAGGCTGTAACCGATCTTACTGCTCTGTCATTAAGTGTAACTATGCTCATTATGAATCCTTTAATCCGTAGAGTTTAAATGTGCCAGAATCTATATTAGCAGCGTTAAATTTAAATTGAACTCCATCAATAGCTGTGGTGGTGTTACAATAACCAGCTGTATAATTGTCAACAATTCCTGGTGCACCATCTTGATAGTGATGATGAAAATGAGTTATAAAATGTTTAACGAAGGTGGTGCTGCTAGGATTAAATAAAATTAATTCTCCACAGCCACTAGAATCATTAGCGGTTCCTATTTCTTGACCTATTATATGATTACCAGTACTATTTGCTATATCTAAACTATCTTGATAAGCAAACCCATTTGCACTATCAGATTCAAAATGAAAAGCTCTAATATTAGTGGCTGTTTTATTAGCATCATAATCACTACCACCATCTCTAAAATTTACATAAAATTTTTCATCATTAGCTGCACCATGTACATTTATTAATTTAAATATATAAATAGGATATGTAGAATCTAAAACAACATCAGATGTTCCATTAACAAAAGTAACATCACTTTGACCAGAGGCAGTTACAGTTTTAATATGTGTTAATGATTTAGCTGCCCCAGGTATAGCTGAGATATTTCTAATACTTCTATTGTTATAAGTTACAATTGACATTATACAACTCCGTATAGTTTAAATGTTCCTGAATCTATATTTCCTGATGAAAATGAAAATTGAACTCCGTCTATAGCTGATGTTGTGTTACAATAACCAGCTATGTAATTAACTAGTTGATAATTTGCATAATTATCCATGACATTATTAATAATATAATGTTTTACAAATGTTGTAGAACTAGGGTCAAATAAATGTAAAGTTCCTGAACAACTTTGATCACTATCATTGCCTTGATTACTTGTAACTCTTTGAACTCCCGTTGCCTGTGCTAAATCTACATTTGTTTCGTAATCTAAACCTGCTTCTATGTCTGATTCAGCATGATAAGCCCTAAAAGCAGATGAAGTTTTTGTTGCATCATAAGAACTACCACCATCTCTAAAATTAACTTGAAAATGAACATTATCAGTTGCTGCATGAATGTTTATAAATTTAAACATATACTGTTTATAAGTAGAATCTATACCAGATGTAAAAGATATATTAGCACTACTACTAGCAGTCTGCTCAGATATCAACACTAAACTACTACCAGAGACCCCTGAAGGGAGACTGGTAATGGATGCCATGGATCTGTCATTGCATACATTGATTGACATCTATTACTCCCCTGCTTCTATTTTTAATTCTTGTATCTTTGCATTTACTTCAGCCTCAGTAGGCATTGATTTTGTTTCATCAAGTATAACTATATTTTCGTATGACATTCTATGTGAGCCTGTCCAATTTTTTTTCCAACCAAACCATGCTTTTGTACCACTATGCATTCTAGCTAGTGCATAATTTAACCATTGAGGTTCTGTTCTATCTGACATTTTATGTATCTCCTAGTCTTGTAAAAGTTGCTACTGTCATATTTATTGATGAATCACCTTCTAGCACTACATTACTGCTTTCAAAACTTGACCCTTTAAATTGACATTTTTGATTTGTAGTATCTGTTATATCAACAATAACTGATGATGAAACAGAAAATCTTGAATTACCAGATGAAGAATTGCTTCCTGCTAATGCTTCAGCATAAGTGGTGTAACTAGAATTATCAGTAGTTATTTCAGTTTTTATAAGAGTTTGATTGTCAGCAACATTTCCATATGAAATAAGAGCAATAAAATCTATTTGATAAAAACCTGTTGATGGGAAGGTAAATATTCCAGAACTTTGAGACATTTGTATAGAACCAAATTGAGCTGATATTCCTGTATCTGGTCTTTCCCAGTTCGCATTAATTACATGATTAGCACCTGCTATAGATGCATTCAATCTAAATTGATCAACCATTGTAATTCCAGTCTTAATTAAACTGTAATCAATTCTTTTAATTGTACCAGCATCTGATATTAAAAATTCATCCGTATCAGCAGGAGCAGATGTTAAAGCTGTTTGCCCTGAAATGATATCATTATTTAATTTAGCAGCTGTTACAGTATCATCTGAGGGCGTGCCTAGGTCTAATACATTACCTAATATTTGAAC